ACGATACAATCACTTCTCCGCTGGATAACCCGTTCTCATCGGGTAGTAGAATGACTAAAGACCTACCAAGCTCATCTACAGTCACAGTAAAGTCTGTTCCTCTAATACCTATTGTAGCGGTAGGTGTCTTTATTGATATGTTTTCTTTATTTATTCTGGATAAACCACCAGATATAAAACGAGCAGTACCGCTGGCAAACTGAAGTGCCATCTTGGAATTACTTGGATTAGCATCATAGATAAACTCATCTATAAGAAGCTTAGAATGCTCAGTTAGTCTTACTTTACTATCATCAACAAATGTAATAGCCACTCTACCTTTAGCAGTCTGTACATTATCATAACTATTGATAGAAAAAGCTAACTCAGCTTCGTAATCTCTATCTCGTACTACTCTACCTAGCCCATTAAGCTCGGTAATACTTCCTATATCAGCAACCGACTGCTGTGCCTCCGTCATCCTGCTGGACACACACAGTACCATTGTTGCCAGAAGAAGTAATTTTAAGCCAGTCGTTGTTGAGTGTACTATGTTGGTCAACATCAAAACTCCTTGAGTTACCTGTATGATCTAGATAGAAATAGCCTTGTGCATATCCATCACCATCAAAATCAACAGCATTTGAATCGCCATCTATATCCATATAGTTAGTACCTTCATCATAATCTATATCGGCATCAATAGTATTACTATCTCCTTGTACTATCCAATCTAGATCAGTTGTACCAGCTAATGCATTAGTAGCTAAGTCTAATGTAAATGTATTACTAGAACCTGTTGTTTGTACATTTAAGTTTGAGTTATCAGCGCCATATGTGTTTGTAGGATCAACTTGAATAGTAAACTGATTAGTATTACCATCAAATTGAAACATACCAACAACTGTATCAGCATTAATATCTCCTAAGAATTTATTTGCATCTCCAATTTGATTAACATCTAAAGTCATGGTAGCTCCGTCTAAATCAAAAGCAGTTAGATTTCCTGCAGTTGAATTTAATCCTCCTATTATGTTACCAGTACCCATTTGTTCTAAATCAATACTTGCAGATGCGCCTACTTGATCAACAAAGATTTCGTTATCAGCCGCGAATGCCGATACACCCGTCATCATCGCAATTAGGAACATCAATTTTAATTTGTTCATAAGTCCAATATCCCCTATCTATACCTATGTTAATAATATTTAAAACTGCTTCTTCAATAGCTTTTTGTAAAGCAATAGAAACACTTTCATTCTCCGTTACTCCCCCTTCTACTTCTACTAGTTCTGTGCCTTCTTCTAAAAATCTAAATATATCTTGTGTTAATCCAACAGACAGTATAGACTTTGAAGTCATTACTTCCATTAGAATCTCTCCAGTTGATACAGATACTAATCTTACAGATACACTAACGCTATCCTCTCTGTATTGTTTACTGCTTCCAATACCTAAATATCTTGCTCCCAATCCCCCACTAAATGTATTAGTGTCATAGCTGATTACCCCACCTTGTATTAGTAATCCAGCAAACAATAAAGGCTGTAGTGTACTGTCTTCTTCAAAGCTCTCTCTAGTGCTTCTAATTAGCTGTCTCTCTTTAGTTAAGCTATCTAAGCCTACCCTCTCTACAACTTTAAAGAACTTGCCGTTAGCAGCGTGTTTTAAAGCTCTAATGAGAAATGCTTCTGGAGCTTGAGTAATAGCTGTACTAAATAAAGCAAATTGACTATTACTTCTTCTAGCCCCTGTTAAGTCTTGGAAGCCATCTGCATATACAGCTATAACAGGCTGTCTTTCAGATGGAGTAACATTTTTTAATTCTTCGGATTGTAAATCAAGTAGAGAAGCATCCTTCATAGAAGTATAAGGAATACCTCCCGGACTTAATAAATTACCCGGATCTATTGCACAACTAGAAAGTAAAGCTACCAATAGGCAGACTAATAACTGTCGTGTTCCCTTCTGCATCAACGACAGTAAGGGTAATGATTTCTCCATCAACCAAATATTCAATAGTATTTCCCTCTAAAGTTATTGTACCTGATTCACTAGGTGTTTCACCAAACAAGTTATCAACTAACTGTCTAGATAATTGTGCATAAACTCTACTCTCTAAGTTTCTAATAAACCTAGCGAGTGTTGTATTATTAGCTTCTCTTGCTAATTCTTCTTGATAAGCATCAATCTCTTCTTGTATTGCTTGCTTTCTTGTAAACTCTTGATTCTGTATAGTTAAGTAATGAGAGCTAGTATTAATACCAGAAAAGCTTGGGCTGTTAAATCCAAACACCATCTCATCCGCTTCTACCTTTGATGTTAGAAATAAAAGAATAAAAAGTACTATTAAGATACTAAGTTTTTTTATCATCTTTTTCTAAATCCTTTTGCTTTAAATCTCTTAACTCAATAACAGTATCTAGCTTTTGTTGCAATCTAATAATGTCATTGTCTAGCATTCTAATACGATCTATTAAACCAACAAGTGTTTTACTAGTTTCACTTAGTTTCTTTTTAATATTGTTAGTTATAAATCCCCATATAAAATATATCATGTATAACAAGCCTATTGTAGCAACAATCGGAAAGCCGTAATCGCTTATTAAAGTTGCTATGTTTATCTGCTCTGGTAACATCAATCACGCCTTGCATCTTCTTTACCATTAGCTCTTGCTATTCTATCTAGATCAGGTCTTAAACGAAGCACACTACAAAGTGTTGCATCCATTCTAATCATATCATGGTTCATTGTCTTGACTCTATTATCTAGAGATGATACAATACTATGTATTCCATTGACCTGTCCTATGACACTTTCTAAAATATATTTTATAGTGAGAAATATAAAAAAACCACTAATTAAAGCTAGTGCTATTGGAAATCCTACATCACCTATTAGTGCAAATACTTCACCCATTATCTTTTCACCAAGCTACCACCAAAGTACATACCTATAATGGCTGATACTAAGTTTGTATCTAACTGTGTAATTACTAAGCCCTTAAATGTAATCCATTCAAAAGCTTCTCTACCATCTGTAAAGAATAAAAAGCCCGGATGAAAAACTGTATAACCTACAGTAACATCTACATCAGGAGAAAAAACAGCAACTAACTTAGGAAGCACTACAATAGCAAAGATAGATGTTAAAGCTATTATTCTTCTAGTCCATTGAAAGCCTTTATCTGGATTATTTCTTGCAGACTCTATAGCCTTTTGTTGCTCTCTACCTCTAGTAATTAAAAGCTTTTGTTCTTCTTGTTTAGATTTAAGACTTTGTGACCATATACTAAGTAAACTACTCAGCAATGTTGAGCCTAACATTGTTATAATTTCAAAAGGAAAGCCCATTATTCTTCTTCCGCGTAAAATTCCATTAGCGTATCTTCATAAAGTTCTCTATAGTCCTCTAAAGTCAACCAAGGTATATTCATAGAAGTTCTATCTTTACAATCTTGTTTATAAGAATCCTCTAGTTGTTTTTCTGTATATAGTAACAATACTTTACCCATTAGTTTCCAAGCCGTCTAATTCCCTCTTGGAAATCTTCAACCCTCTTAGGAGTTTGTATATACCAATTAGAATTAGCAGCTTCTTTAGCTGCAGCTTCATATTGTCCAGCCAATAATTTTGCCCAAGTTTGTTCATGTACTGTATTCCAACCAGTTCCTAATTGATAATTAACACTTAATAACTCTTCAACAAACCTATGATTTTCAGGCAATCCCATTTCTACTGCTTGTTTTTTAGCAGCTTCATACGCTATAGCTGTATCTTTAATTAAATTTTTATTTATTTCACTCTGATCTATTCTTATTTCCTTACCTTTTGAATTTAAAGCAACTGTTCTTTTTCCATATCTAGTTCTTATTTCTCTAGTTCCAACATCATCAGTTATACCATATGTTTTTTTATCTTCCTCAGTTAATAAATGACCTGTTCCTAAAGTCCATTTTTGTTCACTATCTTTATAAATATAATCAAGAGTGCCTTCTCTATCTCTTAGATGTTTCATCACTCTATCACTATTATATGCTTCACCACCCTCATCAAAGTTAGCTCTCTCCTCTTCCTCTCCATGTTGATAAAAAGCATTTTTATTTTCTTTCATTCTTTCGTGTGCATGAGCTACAGCTTTTTTAATAATTGATTCTGGTATTGGAGCATCCTCAGATAAGTTTTGTAAAACTTGTATATCTTGATCATTTAATGTAGGAACAAGATTCTTCCTCTT